CTATGTAGAAGTGTTTTCTAATCTGGAGTAATATTGTAGACAGAAAAAGTTTTTAGAGGTATTAACTCCTACCAGTAGATATTGAGAGGTGCTTGTGAGCATATACAAACATCTCTCCCTTCAAATCAGTGACGAAGGTGCTGACTTCATCGGTGATTGGGAGGGGGAAGAACTCTGGGCCTATCGAGATGTCAAAGGGATTTGGACTATAGGTATTGGACATATCGAGGGTGTATATGATGGAATGGTCATCACTGAAGAACAAATGTTCGACCTGTTTAGGAAAGATGTGGCGAGGTATGTTAACGCTCTTAACAATTCCATTAGTGTTGCTCTTAGTCAGCGTCAGTACGATGCTCTGGTTAGTCTGTGCTTTAATATTGGTATATCAGGCTTTAAGAGATCAACAGTTCGACGGATGCTTAACCAAGGCAACTACCATAAAGCAGCAGACGCCTTCCTCATGTGGAACAAAGTGCGTGACCAAGAACGACTCCGAGTAGTACAGGGTCTTACCAATCGTCGTCAAGCTGAGCGTGAAATGTTCTTGAAAGGAACCTACCAATGAAGGTTTATCTAGTATTTTGTTGCATGGAGTACGAGGGTTGGATACTCATGAAGATATTCTCTACTTCTAAGAAAGCATGGATTTACAGAGACCAACAAGCAGCTTCTTGTAAGAATGATGACGTGAGTTATATTGTCCAAGAGGAGGAAGTAGTATGAATGTAGAAGTTAAGAGCGTGAAGAAGCGTTACTCTCGTGACAAGGACATTGTCCAATGGGCTACTGACCGTGGCATCATGAAGAATGGTAATCGCTATAGCCAATGCGAGAAGCTTGAAGAAGAGTTTATGGAGCTATGCGAAGCACTAGAGGCTCGTGAGGAAGAGGATGTTAAGGACGCTATCGGGGATATGTACGTGGTAATGACCCTTATTGCTGAGTTCTCTGGTCTTACTATTCCCGAGTGTGTAGAACATGCTTACGACACTATCAAGGATCGTAAGGGTTATCTGAACGAAGACGGTGTGTTCGTTAAGGAGGAATGATGGACGATGTAGTGTCAATTCCTATCGGAAATTTCCTCACTCTTAAGAAATATGGCGAGATGTACTTCCTAGATGATGAGGAAAGCCTCGACTCTTTAGTTATCGGAGAACAAGATGAACTTGACAAAATCATTGACGACTTAATTAAGTTGAAGAGGGCAGGAGGATAATGGCAGGTCAATGTATTATGAAAATCCCCCACTCGTGTGGATCACGAGATGGGTTGCAGGTATTCGAACAGGACGATGGAACTGTTGATGGATTCTGTTTTGCCTGCAAACAGTTTGAGCCTGATCCCTTAAAAGGGCAAACTCCTGATGATTTCCCTGTCAAGAAAAGGCTCAAGAAATCTCCTGAAGAAATCCAAGCCGAGATTGATGAAATCTCTACCTACCCGATTGACCATATCCGAGAGCGTAAGCTACACAAAGCTGCCCTTGAAGTGTATGGAATCCGGCTGGGTTATAGCGAAGAAGACGGGGAAACAATCAGGTTTATTTACTTTCCATACTACAAGGACGGAAAACTTCAAGCCTATAAGGTAAAACTTGTTGATGGGAAGAAGTTCTGGTCAGTAGGAGATCAAACAGATGTAGACCTATTTGGTTGGGAGCAAGCTGTTTCTACTGGTGCTAGGCGCCTAATCATTACGGAAGGTGAGTTAGATGCGCCAGCACTTCTAGCTATCCTCAAGAAGCATACTCGTGAAGAGTACAAGGACAATATCCCAGCAGTTGTATCCCTCCCCCACGGAGCTAGTTCAGCCGGGAGAGACCTTGCTAGGGTAGCGTCTAAGATTCGGAAGCACTTCAAGGAAGTGAGTCTGTGCTTCGATAATGACGAAGCTGGTGAAGCAGCAGTAAACGAGGCATTGAAGGTACTGCCAGAGGCCACAGTGATTACCCTTCCTATGAAGGACGCTGGTGACTGTCTCAAAGGTGGACGTACCAAGGCTGCCCATGCTGCTACAATCTTCAACGCAAGTAAGCCTAAGAACACTCGTCTAGTCAACGGCAGGGATTTACACGAGGCTGCCAAGACCCCGGCTAAGTGGGGCTTGTCGTGGCCTTGGAAGAAGCTCACTGACTTGACTCGTGGTGTTCGTACAGGTGAGACATACTATCTAGGTGCTGCTCAGAAGATGGGTAAGTCAGAGGTAGTGAATACCCTTGGTGCATGGTTCATCCAGTTTCATGGCTGGAAGGTATTGATGGCTAAGCCCGAGGAAGCTAATGCCAAAACCTATAAGCTGGTTGCTGGAAAAATTGCTGGAAAAATTTTCCATGACCCAAAGGTGGACTTCGATGAAGAAGCATATGACCAAGCTGGTCAAGTAATAGGAGACAAGCTATGGATGGTTAATCTCTATCAGCACTTGGGTTGGGAGACGCTACAAGCTGACATTCGTGCTGCTGCACATGAAGGTTGTAAGGCTATCTTCATTGACCCTATTACAAACCTAACTAACGGGATGAATGCTGCTGATGCGAATACAAAGCTTCAGGAAATTGCCCAAGAGCTTGCAGCCATGGCTAAAGATTTGGATGTTGCTATCTTTATCTTTTGTCACCTCCGCAACCCTGACACTGGCCTACCCCATGACCGTGGTGGACACGTTCTTACTTCTCAGTTTGCTGGTTCCCGTGCTATGGGAAGGTCTTGTAACTATATGTTCGGGCTCGAAGGAAACAAAGACCCAGACCTGCCAGAAGAAGAACGAAACATCCGACACTTCGTCATCCTAGACGACAGGGAGTTTGGTGAGGTAGGTTCTGTGCCACTCTACTGGGATAAAAAGACAGGACTATTCAATGAAATCGCAGCGTAAGTTTAAACTCCAGTACAAGACAGAGGATATGTCAGATTGGAGAGGTATCCTCGTTTTGGATAGTTTTAAAGCAATTGAAAACGCCATGAGGGAGTACGGAGATGTCCACCCAAGAGTCAGTTTCCGAGTCATTACCTCCGGAGGTGTCTTTGATAAAAGAGATTGAGGGCTTCTACAAGGCTAACTATGGCAACCTAGTTATCCAATATAGTCGTAGGGCAGGCTCTATTGAGAATGCTGAGGATGTAGTTCAGGAAGCATTCTACCGAGCCCTCCGCTACGCTGATTCATACAACCCAAACATCAGGAGTTTTGAGACATGGTTCAATGCTATTGCTCGTCGTGCTTTGTATGACCTGAAGCGTGACAATATGCGACAAGGTATGTCTGTATTGATGGAAGAGGCTCTTGTAGAAGAAGCAACTGACCTCGATGGCTATGTCCAAAAGATGGCTGGTGAGATCGAGAACATGATTGCCTCGAAACGTAACACTGAGCATCGTTCCATTCTCTATCTCTACTTTATTCGGGAATATAAACCCTCTGATATTGTTGCTGTAGTAGATACAAGCAACAAGACTATCCGCCAAATTGTGTGGAGGTTCAAACAAGAGGTGAAAGATCGCTATGACCACGTTAGAGCGTATTGAATACCAGAAACAAATTGCCCTCGATATTGTCTCTCGTCTAGAGGTATTACCATATGATATCGGGATAGCTGGGGGTGCTCCACGAGATTGGTACTTTAATAGCCCAGCTAATGATATTGATATCTTTGTTTGTGATGTGCCCTCGAATAAAGATGTTGATACACTAGCTATTGAACTCCATGAAGCTATTGGAGTCCCCCTTCATCCTCTCCTAGAGAACCGGGATGACTATGAGAGTAAGTTTCATGGATGGGAGTTTTATGTAGAAGACCAGAAAGTTCAAATCCTCTGTCACTTCAATCCATTCATCGACACTGTTGAACAATTCCCTATCGCAGTGAGCCGTATCTACTGGGATGGAGAGTTCCATAAGCACTGGACATTCGCTCTCTTTGAGAATTGGAATGTTATGCACATCGACGAGTTTAGTCACTATGTCGCAAAGATTTCAGAAAGGCTAGGCTATCCATACTCTGGAAGTTTAGAAGAAATTCTTCTATTCTTGGGGAGAACTTCTAAAAACCTTAGGAACACTCTCCCAGACTGGGATGGGGTGGACGCCCAAATGGAGGCTTTTTAATGAACGATGAGTAAATCTGTATTAGTATTCGACATTGAGGCTAATGGACTTCTTGATGTAGCTGATACAGTTCATTGCGGAGTCACTTCTGATCTAAAGGGTAAAGACATATGCAAGTATAGACCCAAAGAGATAAACGCTCTAATAGAGAAGCTAGCTAGTGCTGATGTTCTTATCGGACATAACATCATCTCGTATGACCTTCCGCTTCTTGAGAAGCTGTATGGGTTCAAGTTCAAAGGGCAAGTCGTAGATACATTGGTCATGTCTCGACTGCAAAAGCCTGATAGACCCGTACCCATCCACGCTAAGAATCGTGCCCAAGCTGTTAAGACTCACTCGCTATACACATGGGGTGTACGAGTAGGGATTGATAAGCCTGAATACGAAGAGTGGGAGGAGTTCGATGAGGATATGCTTCATCGTTGCTCAGAAGACGTACGTATTAATGTACTCACCTTCCACGAGTTACTGAAAGAGACACAGGGTCAGAACTGGAAGAAGGCACAGCTACTTACATTTAAGCTGTTTGATAACTTGCAGAAGCAGGAGGAATACGGGTGGCTTGTTGATAGAGAATACATGGAGAAATCCATCTCTCTTCTAAGTCATTGGATCGACAGAATTGATCGAGTAGTTAAGCCCTATCTCCCCCTGAAACTTGTAGTTGAAGAGACCAAGGTTAAAGGGGAGTATAACTTTGTCAGGAAGCCTTTCAAGAAAGACCGAACTTACACAGCGCAGGTTCTTAATTGGTTGGATAGCGTTGGTCTTAATCCTGATTCGAAACCTGTGGTGGGTCCTTTTACCCGTATTAGTTTTAGGCTGGTTTCTCTAGACTCTAATGATGAAACCAAGAACTTTCTTCTACGGGAAGGTTGGAGACCTGAAACATGGAACTTCAAGAAGGATAAGAAAGGTAAGCCTGTTCGGGATGAGAAAGGAAGTTTAATATATACTTCTCCTAAACTCTCCGGTGATGATTCCTTCCTTGGTATCAATGGCGGAGTTGGGAGACTAATAGCGAAGAGGGTACAGTGCAGGCATAGGCGATCACAGATTGAAGGTTGGATGAAACTCATCCGAAGTGATGGAAGGATTGCTGCCCGTGTTGCTGGCATTGCTACCACTGGGAGGATGAAACATGCTGGCATTGTCAATGTCCCCGGCGGAGATGCATTCTTTGGCAAACAAATGCGTAGATGCTTTACTTGCCGAAAAGGATTTGTACTTGTCGGATGTGACTCAGCAGGTTGTCAGAACCGAATGCTCGCAGCTAGGGTGGGTGATGACTTTTTCACAAGAACGTTATTGGATGGACGAAAAGAAGATGGAACTTCTATCCACCATGTTAACCAACGAGCTATCAAGGAGGTTGCTGGTCTCGAAGTTTCGTATCACCTCGCAAAAACTCTTAACTATGCGTCATGGGCGCATATAAAACTGTGTGAACTGCTGGAAAGCTAAGGGCGTAGCCTATGCCAATCAGCAGCGAAGCTTGATACTCGATTGCAATACATAGGAGACAGGGGCCATCCGAGGACTCCTCTGCCATAACTGTAACCGAGCCCTTGGCCTCCTCCAAGATAAGAAAGAGCTATTAAAATCCGCAATCGAGTATCTTGAACGTTCAGAGACTATCCGAAAGGAGTAGGCCGGAAGCCCGGTCGAAGTGCACAGCACCGAAAGGTGATGATATAGTCCGATCCTTGCGGAAACGTAGGGCTGGTTACGTACCGGGGCAGGTGTAGCGACCCTGCCTGAACAATGTCATGTTCGGAGCCTCCGACAAAAAACTAGCCTCTACGTATGGCTCTACTAACGTAGAATTAGGGGCTAAGATTAGGGAAGCGCTTCTCTCTGTTGCTGCTGGTTTCGAAGAGCTAGTCAGTAACCTGACAAATGAGTGGAGGTCTAACGCTAAGAAGAGAATGAATAAGTGGGGTAAGATTGAGTACTATCATGGTTGGGTAACTGGTCTTGATGGACGCCCCATCTACATCGAGTCTGAACATCAGATACTCGTATATATGCTTCAATCTGACGAAGCAATCTTCATGACAGCAGCCTACAATCTTCTATGGAAACGACTCTCCAAGAAGTATGAGTATGGCGTTGACTTCGGGGTAGTATGCTTCTATCACGACGAGTACACAATCGAGTGTCGGGAGGAAATTGCAGAAGATGTAGCACGTATCGCTGAGAAGTGTATCGTTGACGCTGGCAAGTTCTACAACATAGCGTGTCCACATAAAGGAGAGGCTGAGATTGGCTACAACTGGTGGGACATTCACTGATATGACACTAGAAGAGCAGTTGAAAGGTTTTGTTCAGGAGAATGAAAGAGTCTTGAGGGACATCTGCCTGTCCCCAGAAGATCAAGCGTACTTTGAGGGCAAGAAGTTCGCATATGAATGTGTTCTCGAATTGATTCAGGAGAGTAAGTAATTATGG